ACCACTCACCTGAACAATGTTAGAATTACGGCGTTCACTTCTGTAACCCCCGGTGTCGTGATTGTTCCTCCGCTTCCGGGCAATGCCATTCTGTGAGGCATCTATGAAACACGATGACGTAGTACAAGACAAGAAGATGATTAAGAAGGCTGTCGGTATGCACGACAAGCAGCTTCACGGCGGGAAGAAGACTGACCTTAAAGGTCTGAAGAAGGGTGGACCTACCTCCCTTGATCGTAAGAAGTTCGGTAAGAACATGAGCCGTGCCATGAACCAGAAGGGGTCTAGCCGTGGCAAGTAAGATCGAAAACAAACCCGCTTCGGCGTACAACAAGCAAGGGCTTATTCCTAATAGCTCTGGCTACCCAAACAATATCGCATCGACGCAGACTGTCAAGACTCGCGGCACTGGCGCAGCGACCAAGGGCACGAAGCATAGCACCAAGATGGGCTAACAATGTCCTACGACATTACGACTTACGCAGGGTTGGTTGACGCAATTCAGGCATTCACTGAGGTGAATGAAGCGACGTTCGTCGCCAACATTCCGAACTTTGTTCAGGATACCGAGCGGCTGGTTAATAACACCGTGCAGCTCCCTGCGTTTCGTAAGAATGTCGTAGGTAATGTTACGGATGGTTCGCCGTACCTGACCCTTCCCGCGGACTTTCTAGCGACGTTTTCCGTAGCTGTAATGAATGCGGGGGATACACAGGCTGACGGATATCGGTACATGCTGAACAAGGATGTGAACTACATCCGCGAAATGTTCCCCTATCCCGCAGTGACCGGAACGCCTCAGTACTACGCTCTGTTTGACTACAACACTTTCATTGTCGGGCCTACGCCTGATGTTGAGTACAACATCGAGCTTCACTACTTCGCCTATCCGCCTTCCATAGTCACCGCAGGGTCTACGTGGTTGAGCCAGAACTTCCCGAACGTATTGCTATATGGCGCGTTAACGGAAGCGTATCTTTACCTTAAAGGCGAAGCTGATGTTCTTCAGTCATATCAGGCCAAGTTTGAACAAGCTATGGCGCCGTTGAAACAGCTCGGTGACGGCAAGGATCGTCAGGATGCCTATAGGACCATGCAGGTTCGGGATAAGGTCGTATGATCACTCAGTGCCTGACCGCCAGTTTCAAGCAAGAACTTCTCGAAGGGGTTCACGATTTCTCCGATACCGGCGATACGTTCAAGATTGCGCTGTACACCAACGCTTCGGATGTTAGTTCGGCTACGACGGTCTACACTTCAGCGAACGAGGTAGTTGGTACCGGATACACCGCGGGTGGAGCGACGTTGACGAATTTGGGCGTGACCCTCTCAGGCACCACAGCTTATACGAGCTGGGCTGATTACACGTGGGCCAACTCCACGCTGACGACTGCAGGTGCATTGATATACAATGCGTCGAAAGGAAACCGCTCCGTGGCGGTATTGAATTTTGGTGGTACGTACTCAACGAGTGCTCACCCCTTCACGGTAACTTTCCCGGCAAACACTAGCACGACAGCGCCGGTCATTATTTATTGATGAGGTTCCAATGAGCAACGAACTTTCAAATTTTGGCGACCACGCTGTAGCTTCTTTGCAGGCTAATGTGACGGTTCCTGAAGGCATCGGTATGGCCGGTGTGTACCACGTAGAGTGCCGCGACAAGGAAGGCAATCTCAAGTGGGAAGAGACTCTTCCTAATCTTGTAAACGCCGTAGGTAAGGAATTGATGCTGAACACTCTGCTGTCAGGATCTTCTTACACGACGGTAGGGCCGTTCCTCGGTTTGATCTCAGGATCATCTCCGACTTTCGCTGCGGCTGATACGATGTCTTCTCACTCTGGTTGGACCGAATTCACCAACTACACGGTAGGTGGTTCGGCGGTTCGTGGTACGGCTTCTTTCAGCGCCGCCACTTCTACGGGTACGACGCCATCTAACGTAACTTCCAAAGCAGCTTCAGCTATCACCTACACCATCACAGGCGCAGGCGGTACGATTGGTGGCTGTTTCCTTGTTACAGGTAGCAGTGCTGTGAACACGCAAGGGTCTACTGCTGGTACTTTGTACAGCGCGGGAGCTTTTGCTGTAGCCAAGATCACTACCGCAGGCGATACGGTCAGCGTCACCTATTCGACCTCAGCCACTTCCTAATAGGAGGAGCCAATGGCTCTAGTTGTCGCGGATCGCGTACAAGAAGTCACAAGCACAGCCGGTACTGGCACGCTAGATCTTTCGGGCGCAGTAGGTGGGTATCAATCGTTTGTCTCTGGCGTAGGGTCAGGGAACACGACGTACTATGTTGTCTACGACCAGACGGCGCAGCTCTGGGAAATTGGTCTAGGGACCGTGACCTCTGGTTCGCCTGATACGTTGTCTCGCGACACGGTGTTGCTTAACTCCTCTGGTGGAACGAGCAAGATTAACTTTCCGGGCAATGCCGCGAATGTATGGTGTGACTACCCTGCATTGAAGTCTGTATATCGCGCAGCGGATGGCAGTGTAACTCTTCCGGGGTCTTTGTCAGTAACAGGGTCCACGACTCTTGCTACGTCGATCTCTGGAATACTCAAAGCGACTTCTGGTACGGTCTCCGCGGCTACATCAGGCACGGATTATGCTCCGGCTACTTCAGGGACTTCGATCCTCAAGGGTAATGGCGCAGGTGGTTTCTCTGATGCTACGTCAGGTACAGACTACGCTCCCGCTACATCGGGTACGGCTATCCTCAAGGGTAATGGCGCAGGCGGCTTCTCAAGCACTACGGCGGGTGTAGACTACAGCGCGGGTACGTCCGCCCTGTCTTCCGGTATTCTGAAGTCTACGACTTCTACCGGGGCCCTCTCTATCGCTACAGCGGGTACCGACTACGTGGCTCCGGGTGGTGCTCTGGGCACGCCTTCTAGCGGTGTGCTGACTAACTGTACGTCACTGCCTCTGTCCACAGGTATTTCGGGTACGCTCGCTATCGCGAATGGCGGTACAAATCAGACGGCGTTTACAGGGCTCTCGGGTAATACCGCGGGTCTTGTCTTCTTCGACGGTACCAAGCTCACCAACGATGCTACGGTCACCCATGCGGGGTATGACACCGTTTCGCATACGATGTATGTCAACAACTTCAATGCCTCCGGTACGGCTACGCTGGCTTCTGGAGCCGTGCTTAATACCCCGGCATCGGGCACGCTCTCGAACTGTACGGTTGACGGCACGGACGCAGTTGGTTTCCGCAACATCCCTCAGAACGCGCAGACTGGCAGCTACACACTAGTCGCGGCAGACTCGGGTAAGCATATCTACCACGCGGTGGGCGCAGGAGCGGCGACGTATACGATCCCGGCCAACGGTTCTGTAGCCTATGCGATTGGTACCGCGCTGACTTTTGTTAATCTGTCTTCTACGAGCATCTCCATTGCTATCACTACGGATACTATGTATCTCGCTGGCTCTGGCAGCACGGGAACAAGAACTTTGGCTCAGTATGGCTCAGCGACCGCGCTGAAGATTACCAGTACTTCTTGGATTATTTCAGGTGCAGGGGTTTCTTAATGTCGGGTGCTATTCAAGCGTTGCTTGTCGGGGGGTCATACAGACCTCTTAACACAGTCGCGCCAGCTATCACAGGTACGGCGCAGGTCAGACAGACTCTTACGTGTTCTACGGGAACATGGACGGGTACGGGCATTTCCTATGCGTATCAGTGGTACCAGAACAGCACGCTGATCAGCGGGGCTACATCTAGCACGTACGTCATCCCTTCAGCCTATGTAGGCACCGTAATCACCTGCGTAGTCACAGCTACGAACGCTAGTGGCTCTACTCCGGCTATGTCAAATAGCACCAGTGCAGTAGTGGCCAACGTACCTCTGGCTCCGACCATTGGTACTGCAACGGCTGGAGCAAACTCCGCATCGGTTACTTTTTCCGCGCCTTCTGATAACGGCGGCGCGACGATCACCTCATACACCGTAACTTCATCTCCGGGTGGTTTTACAGGTACGGGCTCTGGATCTCCGATCACGGTCAGCGGTCTGGCTAACTCGACTTCCTACACTTTTACCGTAACCGCGACCAACTCAGCGGGTACGGGCGCAGCTAGTAGCGCGAGTAACAGCATCACGACTAAAGCCTACGTAGCAACTGTTGCTGTGTGGGGTGGCGGTGGCGCTAATTCAGGCGGTGGTGGCGGCGGTTCCGGTGCGGCTACAGGTAATATCACTTTTGTGAATGGTTCAGGCCAAGCCTACGCTATTGTTATTGGTGGCGGTGGTAATTCGATTGGGCCCGGCGGTGGCCCCGGCCCTGCTGTTCCCGGCGGCGGCGGTTATTGCGGTTCTACCGGCTACGGTGGTCAAGGTGGTGGCTATTCAGGGTTCTTCCTAAACTCCTCCACGCAAGGTAACTCAC